AAGACTTGGACACCCCCGTCATCTTTAGATGCACCACCTGCGCCAGATGGTTTTAGGCACAGATGGATAAGAACTGAAACTTTGGGCATGGACGATACAAAGAACATGTCAGGTAAGTTAAGATCTGGATGGGAACTCGTAAGAGCGGACCAATACCCAGAACATCCTTATCCACAAGTTGCGGAAGGCAAATACGCAGGAGTGATTGGAGTAGGCGGCCTAGTGCTGGCTAGGATACCAGAAGAGATCGCAAAGTCTCGAGATGCTTATTTTAAAAGGCAGACTCAAGAGAGAGACGAAGCAGTTAACAACGATCTTATGAAGGAACAGCATCCAAGTATGCCGATCAATAATGAGAGGCAGAGTCGCGTAACTTTTGGTGGTACTAAAAAATAATTTTTTAGCGATCCCAACTACCGCGATACTAAATATAAACTAAAACTAAGGAGTAAATACTATGGCTAACCAAGACGCAGCTTTCGGTTTGAGAGCTATTGGAAAAGTTGGTCAGAATAGAGACAACCAAGGTTTAAGTGAATATAGTATTGCAAGTGGTACAACTGCTGCGATTTACCAAAATGACCCTGTACAAGCATTAGCTACAGGTTACATTGGTGTGCAGAACACAACTACTGGTGCGATACTAGGTTCTTTAAACGGAGTCTTTTATACTGATCCAACAACAAGCAAGCCTACATTTGGAAATTACTGGCCTGGCGATATCAATGCGGCTGACGCAGTTGCTTTCGTTAGTGACGATCCATATGAAAGGTTTGAAATTCAAGCTAGTACAACTTTACCTATTGCCAGCATTAACGCATTAGCAGACCTTGCTACATACGTTTCTTCTGACTCTAGAATCAGTAAAGTATCTAGTGTTGAATTGAACACATCAGCAGTTTCAACAACTACTGATCAATTTAAAATCTTAGGTGTGACTAAAGATTTAGCTAACAATGAATTAGCAAACGCTACAACTTATGCAGCGAATGTTAATGTTGTTGGTGTTATCAACAATCACTTCCTAAAAAATACAACAGGCATATAAGGAGATAAATTATGGCTATAAGTAGAGGACAACTAGTTAAAGAACTAGAGCCAGGTTTAAATGCATTATTTGGCCTGGAGTATAAAAGGTATGAAAATCAGCATGCTGAAATTTTTGACACAGAAACTTCAGACAGAGCTTTCGAAGAGGAAGTAATGTTATCAGGTTTCGCAAATGCTCAAACTAAACCGGAAGGTTCAGGAGTGACATTTGACAATGCTCAAGAAACTTTCACTGCTAGATATACGCACGAGACAATTGCTCTAGCGTTTTCAATCACTGAAGAAGCGATTGAAGATAACTTGTATGACAGACTTGCGTCTAGATATACAAAAGCTTTAGCAAGATCTATGGCGAATACCAAACAAGTAAAAGCAGCAAATGTATTAAACAATGCATTTGATTCTAGCTTTGCTGGTGGTGACGGAGTTGAATTATGTTCAACTGCACACCCTATCATTGCTGGAACTTTCAGAAACGAGCTTGCAACTGCAGCTGACTTAAACGAAACTTCGTTAGAGCAGTCTTTAATTGACATTGCAGCGTTCGTAGATGAAAGAGGTCTTAAAATAGCTGCGAGAGGAATGAAATTAATTATTCCAAGTGAATTACAATTCACAGCGGAAAGATTAATGAAATCTTCTCAAAGAGTTGGTACAGCAGATAATGATATCAACGCGATCAACAGCATGGGAATGATTCCACAAGGTTATGTGGTTAACAACTTCCTAACTGATACTGACGCGTTCTTTATCAAAACTGATGTTCCTAACGGATTAAAAATGTTCGTTAGATCACCAATCAAAACAGCTATGGAAGGTGACTTCGATACTGGTAATGTTAGATACAAAGCTAGAGAGAGATATTCATTCGGATTCTCTGATCCTAGAGGTATCTTCGGTTCCCCAGGAACTGCGTAATACTTGTAATTAAAGTATTATTTTTTGAAAGGCCCCTTGATTGGGGCCTTTCTTTTTGGTAGAAAGAAAAAATGCACAGAAAGAAATTTAAGATTAGAATAAGAGCTTATGGATTTAAATCTGACTTTGAGATAGAAGCAGATGATTCTATAGAATCAGTTGAATCTGCAATCCTTGACAAAATAGGAGAAAATGCTATTGTATGGGAAGCAGATAATTTTTACGACAATCGTAAATGTTATTTAACCTATGAGGAGGTTAACGATGGCTCAAGACAACATGGTGTTGTTCGCTAGTAAAATCCAACTCGAGTCCAAATGGAATGAGTTGTTTTTGAAAAATGGCGGATTAGTAACACCAGAAATGTCAGTGCTAGGTGATGATATTAAAAAAGTTATCAGACAAATCCTAGCAAAACAAGAGAGTCCTAAGAATCCGTATGATGGTGAAATCCATCTTTACGCTGGTTAATTAGGATAGATTCTCTTAGTTTATTTAAAAAGCAGTAAAATGCTATAGGGATTTCTTGCACTTCTTAATAATTTCATATATAAATTAACCACTATACATAAATTTTCTGCATAGACGCGTATAGTCGACGGCCTAGAGACTATGTGGAAATAACTAGGAGGATAACACTATGGCACAAACTACATTCTCAGGACCAGTAAAATCTTTAAATGGTTTCATTGGTGCTGGTAAAGGTAATGTTGTAAGCATTTCAGATGCAACATTAACGGCAACTGTAGCAGATCACGCAGGAAGAGTTGTTTCACTAAACAACGCAACTTGTATTGTGACTCTACCTACAATCAGCGCTGCTGCTGATTCTTCTGTTGCGGGTCCAAACGACTACAACAGCGGAAATAACATTGGTGCAACTTTCACTTTCTTTATTGAAACTGCAGCAACTAACTTAGATATCAAAACTGATGGTACTGACAAATTTGTTGGTCAAGTATTAAATTCTAATACTAATGCAACTGCTTTCAGCACAAGATGTTTTGTACCTGCAGCTACTAATGACGTATTAACTTTAAACGGTGGTACTCAAGGTGGTAAAGTAGGTTCTGTTGTTAAGTTTACAGCTTTAGCAGATAATAAATATGCAGTTGATGGTTTATTAATTGGACCTTCAACTTCAGATGAAGCTGTTGCAACACCTTTTGCAGATAGTTAATAATTAATGGAGCCCTTCGGGGCTCCTAAAATTTTAGGAGATATTAATGGGTATGAAATCAGATGTTAAAGCTACAAGAAAAGATGCTGATGGTTTAGTATTTGCAGGACGAACAAGATTAAGAGGTATTATTCTTGGCGCACCTAATACAACAACTGCAGCGGCAGCTACATTATTAAATGGAACAACAGGATCCAATTATTTTCAAGTTGATGCACCTGCAGGTGATGTATTCGCATACAATCTTGCAGAAGATGGTATCTTATTTGAAAATGGACTTTTTGTAACTGATTTAGTTGGTACGGTAACAGTCGTATACGACAAGTAGGAGGCTAAATGGCTAACACTACTTCTGGAACAACAACTTTTGATAAAACTTTTTCTATTGATGAAATTATAGAAGAAGCTTACGAAAGAATTGGAATGCAACCTAATGCAGGTTTTAATTTAAAATCTGCAAGACGTTCTTTGAATATTATGTTTCAAGAATGGGCTAACAGAGGTTTACATTATTGGGAAGTTGCAAATAATTCAATCACATTAGTTGATGGTCAATCAACTTATACAATGTTTAGATCAACAAGTGATGGTACTTCTGATGTTACATCTGTTTATGGTGTAGATGATATTTTAGAAGCATCTTATAGAAATTCTTCATCTGTAGATTTTCCTTTGACAAAAATTAATCGATCTGAATATCAAGGACTATCTAATAAAACTGATGAAGGAACTCCAACACAATATTTTGTACAAAGATTTATAGATAGAGTTACCATAACTTTATATTTAACTCCAGGATCAACAGAAGCTGGAAACTTTATTAATTACTATTATGTAAAAAGAATTCAAGATGTTGGTGTTTACACTAACGCAACAGATGTTCCATATAGATTTGTACCTTGTATGGTTTCTGGTTTATCATATTATTTATCACAAAAATTTGCACCACAAAGAACACAAGAATTAAAGTTATTGTATGAAGATGAACTTCAAAGAGCGCTACAAGAAGACGGCTCTTCTAGCAGCTCGTATATAAGTCCGAAGGTATATTATCCAAGTGTCTAATACTGCTTCAGGAAAATTCGCAAAATTTATTTCAGACCGTTCAGGTTTGGAATTTCCATATAAAGAAATGGTCAAAGAATGGAATGGATCCAGAGTTCATATTTCTGAGTTTGAAGCCAAACATCCACAACTTGAACCTAAACCTCATACTGCAGATCCTCAAGGTTTGAGAAATGCAAGACCTGCAAGAACAGAGCCTGCTGTTTTAATTTTATTAAATCCTAATCCTTTTCAAACTATCATTTATTCTGGGACAACTTATGTAAATGTTTATTCACCTAATCATGGACGATCAACAGGAGATACAGTTAGATTTAGAGGACCTTCTAATGCAACTGGATATAATGATGTTCCAAGTTTTAATGGTATAACAGATATTTCAAACGCATCTGGTTTTTCAATTACAGTTGGTAAAATTAATGCATTAGGAAATGTTGACGATACATCAAATTACTATTATTTTATAAGCACAAACACTGCTACAAACAGTGGTATAAATGGAGGAGGAGAAGGCTGTACCGCAGGTCCAGTTACTTTATCATCATAATGACATACGCAGAATTAATTCAAAAAATTAGAGATTACACAGAAGTCGATTCCAACGTATTAACATCAACTATTATTGATGGTTTTATTGAAGATGCGGAATGGAGAATATTCAGAGACGTAGATTCTGATAATAATAGACGATATGCAACAGCAAATCTAATTGCATCACAAAGATTTATTGACATACCTGCAGATTTATTAATTGTAAGATCTGCTCAAATCGTAGATTCAGACGGTAGTTCACAACCCGATAATAGAGAGTTTTTAGAATATAGAGATACGAGTTTTATGTCTGAATATAATCCAACGGGGACAACTGGAGTACCTAAATATTATAGTATGTGGGACAAAGATACTATTGTTTTAGCTCCTAGTCCTGATGCTACTTATGAAATTCAATTAAATTATATCTTGAAAGACCCAGGTTTATCTAGTAGTAATACAACTACATACTTAAGTAAGTATTTTCCCAACGGACTTTTGTATGCATGTTTAGTAGAAGCATTTTCTTTTCTAAAGGGGCCAAATGATCTCTTGCAATTATACGAAGGAAAGTATAAACAAGTAGTTGAAGGCTTCTCTATAGAACAAATGGGAAGACGAAGACGAGATG